AACTTTATCACCGACTAAGATCAAATCAACCCTGCCGTCAACGGGAATCAAGTATGCCCAGTAAATGTGGATAACTGCCCCTACTGCATAAGCATTAGTAGGGTCGATAATTCCAGCTGGCAGTCGTGTATAGTCTTTGGTAAAAGTGCCATTGCCATTGTTAATCAAGAAGAATGGACGATAATCTTCATATGAGTTTGTGTTGCCCCAGCTGGCGTTTACTGTGACCACATCAACTTTACCGTCGCCATTAACATCTGCGGCGCTAGCGTGGTGTCCGTAAATCTTACCAGGGACTGTTGTTCTTCGGTAAGTCCCGTCAGGCTGGCTTAAGAAGACAATCTGTTCTTCAAACATAATGTCACGCCAAGTGCTGGGAAATAGTTGATCAACGCCTTGGCCGGTTAAAGTATCGCCGGGCCCGAAACTAAAGTCAATACCATGGCAACTAACAAATAGGTCAGGTTTACCATCACCGTTAAAGTCTGCAACAGATGTATAACTGTGACTAATACACGTATATCGATCTGCGGCATTAGGCAATAGTTGTGCTGTTTTATCTACCCATCGGCCGTTTTCACGTTTAATAAAATAAGCCCTATTTGGTGCATCCACACTAGGACGGTTCTTTAAGTAACTGTCCCAAGTTCCTGTTTTGCGCCACGTTGTGATAAAAGCAGAATAGCTACCGTCTTGCAAGAAGTCACCGAATGCAATACTACGATCGTTAACTACGCCATTGCCTACGCAACCTGCACTAAAGCAACCTGCGCCGAGTTCTTCTGCGCTTGGAGTAAAACCAAAATCGTTCTTTAAAATACGCAAGCTAGGAAGTTGCACACTATCGGTGGCGATAGAATTTTTGTTTTCGTACGAAGTTGTGGCTACTTGTTTCGGTTGAATAACCGGAGGGGTAGGCGTTGTAATCGGTGATCCGCCACCACCACCGCAACCCGAACACAGTAATGTTGAACTAATGGCTAGTACCAGCAACCCTACTGTAAAAGTCTTTTTCATTTGTATGCTTTCAAAAGAATCATATCTGCGCTAATGCGACCATTGAGTTTAGTCTCTGTGGCTCGCACACCTTTAAACCATTTCTTAGCCGCAGGCTTGCCATTGGCACTCCAATCCTTCAATTGGTCCTTGGGCTTACGCATGGTTTTTTGCACACTTGCGGCGGCATCAAAGCCTGTGATAGTGCTGTTTTTAACACTGAGCGCACCTGCATATTGGTCCACCATGTAAATGCCCAACTTGCGGTTCTTAGTGTTATACACCCACAACTCTGTTGCACTCAGAATCTGTGTGGGTTCAATACTCTTAAGTTTAAGTTCTGCAAACTCTTTCATGAACTTGAGCTTACTAACCATCTTCTCGGGAGTAACTGCCTTTTTCTTACGAGGAGCCTTGGCGGCTTTCTTAATAACGCCGTAGCTGTTGCAGTCTGCAATAACCTGTGTCCACCATTTAATAACGGCAGTTAGTTGGCGCTTTCCATAATGTTTGTAAGCTTCTAGTAGTTGGCTATCTTTGGTAGCAACAATTTCTTCGTATTCTTTAATACGCTTTTCAGCAAGAGCAATAATAGTCTTAACGTGCGCTGGCTGGACGTTAAATTGTGTAAGTAGATCGATGCTCTTAGGTTCTCCTTTGAACTCTTGTGTAGTAATAAAGTCGTCAAAGCGGCCTTCAATCTCGCCAGCACATTCTGCTGTCTTTTCTGCCAGTCGTTCTTGAATGTTAAAGGTTTTCTTTTCTTCTTTAACTTCGAGTTGGGGCTCAAGGCTACTTACTGTTTTATTAGCGTCTGCCTCTTTCAACATGCCCACTAACTTACGCAAGGTTCCAAATCGCAACTCTAGGCCAACACGGCCCGAACGAAGTGCAAAGCCCACAGTGGCTCCTGGCCACACTTCACCTTTGCGGATAGATGCGGCAAGTTTTGCTCTTTTTGGATTACGTTCAAGAAAGGCGGCCAGCCATTCTGCGCTTTTCTTTTTGTCTTGGGTATGTGCATACCAGTTCAGCGTTTTCATCAATTGGACATTGTATTCACTCTTAGTCCATTCACGCTGTTTTTCTACGGCAGGGTATTGGGGTTCTTCGCCGACATACTTTGCATCTACTTCTCGGTAGGCTACAACTTTGGCAGGGGCTTCAAAGCGCCATGCTAGTTTGTCGGTGGTTTTTACACTTCGTTTAGTGGCCATGGTTATCCTCTAGAAAACACTATTATAATATCAAATTTAATTTATGTCAATCTTCGATTGCACGGCGCAGGATTATCTCTTGGCGACTGAACGCTTCGATTTCCCACGGACGATCGAGATAGGGTGTTGTTTTTTTGTAACTTTTACCGGACCACAAGTGTGTGCCTTTTTTAGTACTTTTTAGTACACCTTTGGCCATTTGCTTTACATGCACCATTTCATGTGCAAGTGTAAGTCCGATTTCTTTGAGTTTGCGATGGGGTTTGATTACAACCATATAGCATCCAGTAGCGTGGCTTAAATCCACTGTTATGCCGCTGTCGCTACCGCACTCGTCTGCAACCCTAATCACTACACCTTTGCGGCTGTTTTGTAATGCTAATTGCTTAATTATCGAGGGCAAGATGGCTTCAACGAACTTCTTGTTGCGGCGACTGCCTTCTACTTTGAATTCCATTACAGACCCCTTAGTGCTTCTTGCGCTTTGGCATTTGTGTTGAGTGTTACAACTAGAGCCTTGGCTAGCTCCAAACTTGCCGCTTCGCATACGTTCTTGCCAGTAGCATCCTCTACCCAATAACCCATTGCGCGGAACGGTGGGAGGAACCAATCATTAGCGTAGTGAAAACGGTTTGTTTTGTTCATGTATGTATTATAACGCCATACCCAATTTATGTCAATTATTGGGTATTTTTGGTAACACTTTTTATTACACTCTGCCTGCGTAGTCTGCTCTCACATACCACTCAGGAGCATAGTCTAAGTTATTGTGTTCTTTGTTATAAGAGATAGCACGATTGCGGGCTTCTTCCTCGTTGTCGTAATACTCAGTGTCCCAATGTTTCTGGCCGCTAAACCGATCATACTCGGTGAACACTACTTTGAACAATGCTTTGTTTAGAGTAACTCTCGCCATTGTGTAGTCCTTTCTCCTGGGTAATATTTACTGTACTTACAGTATAGCGCAAGTTTGATTAGATGTCAATTTAAAGGTAAATACTACATTATGCCAAGACTCAGCTTATGGAAAAATGAAAAAACCAACGACTTCCACTTTATGGACCGTATCATTCGTGAACAGTTCATGGTCGGGGGTACTGCCGTTTTAGTACACAAATATTTGCAGCCAGCAGACCAAGGTGCTAGCAACGACCCAACTCGTCCAAACTATGCCGCCGACGATGTCTTAAACGAGACAAAAATCCAAGACTTATTGTTCCTGGAAAACAGAGATCGAATTTACGATCCGGACGTTTATGAACTTCGCGGAGTATACAACGTAGGCGATCAAGACTTTGATTTAACTCAGTTTGGTTTGTTCTTAAGTGCCGATACTATTTTTATCAGTTTCCATATTAATGATATGGTTGAACGCATTGGACGCAAACTTATGGCAGGCGATGTCATTGAGTTACCTCATGTCCGTGACGATTTATTATTAGATCAAAGCAAACCTGCCGTTAATAAGTTTTATGTTATACAAGACGCTAGTCGCGCCGCGGAAGGTTTTAGTCAAACTTGGTATCCACATATTTGGCGTATCAAAGCAAGTCCGATGACAGATTCCCAAGAATACCGAGACATATTACAACAAAAAGCAAGCGAGGATTCCGGAGTAGACACTCTCAAAGAAGCATTAAGCACATATCAAACTGAGATGCAAATTAGCGAAGCTGTAGTTAAGGCGGGAGAACAAGCTGTTCCTAAGTTTGCCAGAGATACTAGTAACTTAGCCAATGACACAACTATGCCTTATAACTACGATGTAGGCGAACAAGTAGAAATGGGCAACGATTTCCCGTTGAATCCTACCCAAGGCCAATTCTTTATTAGAACAGACTATTTGCCAAATGCCATGTTTGTATATCGTGGAACTAGATGGCAACGAGTTACAGAATTTAATGACAAATCCTCTATGCGAGATCGTGTGTTCAACGCAGGACCGTTTATTAATAATACTGCAACTACAGTTGTGGGCAATCAAGAGATGCCAGAGCGTCAAGCACTTAGTAAGGTTGTTAGACCTAAAACAGATATCTAAATATGCAATATTTTTACGACGAACAAATTAGACGCTACTTAACACAATTCATGCGCTTACTAGGCGAGTTCAGTGTTAAAACTGGCAAAGGTAGAGACGGGACCGAAACATTCATAAAGGTGCCGGTGCGCTACGGAGACATTAACCGTATGGCTGCACACATCATGAAGAACCAAAGTGAAAACATGGTTAATACTGTGCCTTTCATTAGTTGCTATGTTACTGACTTAACTCTTAATGCCGAACGAAGAAGTAACCCTACTCACGTAGACAAAGTACAAGTTTATGAAAAGAAATATGACTATGCCACAGGGCAATACATAGACGGAGAAGTAGGCAACACATATACCATTGAACGCTATATGCCTGTGCCTTACGATTTAACTGTACAAGTTGACATATGGACCAGTAACACAGACCAAAAGCTACAAATTTTAGAGCAGTTGTTGGTGCTGTTCAATCCCAGCATTAACTTACAAACAAACGATAACCCATTTGATTGGACTGGTTTAACATACACCGAATTAATAAACTTGATATGGAGTGTTCGCCAAGTACCTCAAGGCACTGACGATATCATTGATGTGGCTGCATTGAATTTTACTATACCTGTGTTGATTAACCCTCCTGCTAAGGTTAAAAGGCAAACACTTATACATACAATCTTAACAGAGATTAAAAAAATAAAAGAGAATGTAAGTTTAGATTGGGTACCCGAAGATCCTATACCAAACAAACAATGGGTAGTAGTAGGCTTTGATGACTTAAAACTACAGGTAAATGTCACCGATGACTATGCATTGTTATTAAACTCCAACGGGGGAGCAACCTGGGAAGATGGCACGCCAATAAGTTGGGTCCAGGCATTAAAGCCGTACGGCGAATGGCGGCCTGGAATCAGTCAACTGAGATTGCGTCGAGGTATCGATCCGTCTAATGAAGGCAGTGATATTATTGCTACATTGACTGAGATTAGCCCTGTACAACCTAACAAAATATTTTTAGACATAGACGAAAATACTTTCCCCGGTACAAATGTACCCGCAGTAAATGCTATCATTGATCCTACTAAATCTTATCCCGGGAACGGATTACCTGCGGCTGCAATGGGACAACGATATCTAATAATAAATCAAGTTCCAATGGTGGAAGCATGGAGTGGTGTTAATGCCAAAGAAAATGACATTATTGAATTTAATGGTGCTAACTGGGTTGTCAGTTATAGTGCAGAAGCTAGTAATAATTTAACTTCTTATGTGTTAAATATGACAACAGGATTGATATATGAATTCAAAGCAGGTATGTGGATTAGTGCATACGAAGGAATATATAATACAGGGTGGTGGAGATTGTATCTGTGAAGCAATATAAGGCTGTCGGTGGGATAATCGTAAGTAAGAAAACGGGCAACGTTTTAACTTTGCTACGATCACAAAAAGAATCTTACCCCGGCACCTGGACCTTCTGTGGCGGAAAGTTAGAATCGGACGAACAAGAACATGAAGCGTTGCTTAGAGAAATAAAAGAAGAGTTAGGCATTGTAAAGGTCGATAAAGTTATTCCTTTTCATCGATATCAAAGTAGAAGTAAAGATTTTATCTATGATACTTTTATCGTATTAGTTGACAAGGAGTTTGCACCGACACTAAACTGGGAGAATAGCGGATATGCGTGGACTCCTATTACACACTTACCTAGTCCTTTACACCTTAAGACTAGACAAATGCTTTCTAACTCAAGACTAATTAAAAAGTTCGAGACTTTTTGTCAATGGGTCGATAAGAACAATGGCAGCAGAGATATATCCGTTCCCAAAAAGGCAACCTAAATTAGGGTTTGTTAAATCAATAGACTTACAGCATTGCTGGGACCGCCGGCTCAATAATCCATACTTAAATTCTTTATATCGTTCTGAAATATCTTACGCAGAGAGATGGTACTTACAAGTTGTTCATTACTTAAACTTTGAAGAAGAACATCCATTAGTTAATACCTTACTAAACACCAAAGACTACACGCTAAATCTACTGTTACATTGCGTAAACAGTGATTTAAAAATACACTTAAACGTTGTTAATCAAAGTAAAATACAAAGCCATTACACAATGGTTGCAGATTATAACATACGCAGACTCAACAAGTGGAAACTAAAATGGGAATGTTTACTCAAGCATCGAGATCTTCAATCTTATAAGACTTAGTACCTAAGTGCCCTAGCTTCTTAGATACTGTTAAATCTAAGTACAACGGGATCTTATGTTCCAACAACATCCTACAAAATTCTATATCTTCACCTACGTATTGATTGTTATACCATCCTAGTTTAAACCAAGGCATAGGTAAAGTATCAAATACTGATACGTCAATCAACATAAAACCTGTTGCAATAGCATCACATTGAATAATATCATTGCTAAAGTCTGTAACGTAACTATTCCAATTTCCTATTTCATGCCAGGCTGTGGCGACAAATGGTTCAGCACGTTTACTATACGCGGCGGCAACTACTTGTTTGTTTCTATCTAATAAAGACAATACGCATTCGGGAGTAAATTCCATATCGCTGTCTATAAACATTACATGAGTTGCTGACCATTCCTGTGCGGCTCGAATTAATTCGTGACGCTGATTAACAATCAATGTACCAGAGCTAACAAATAGCTTATTGTCTATACCTAGCTGTGCTAATACTGTTGCTAGTCTATATAAGCAAAAGGAAGTAGCAGTATGCATTTGGTCCCTTGCAGGTATACATACTGCTAATTTTATGTCGCCGTAAGGCTTGGAAAATTTATCTAAGATGCTCACTTCTTTTTAATGTTAAAACCTTTTTTAGCAGGCAAAGGTTGCTCAACTGGTAACGGTGCAGGAGGCGCACTGCTTACTCCGATAGATTCTTCTGCGCTAACTGTTGCCGCTTTAATAGCATTTGCTAATCTAACGCATAGCTGTGTTGCTTTAATATAATCTAGTTCGGGTAACATTGCCATCTTTTCCATTATTTCTTTGGAAATTTTTCCGTTGGCTATCAACTCTATTGCCGCTTGTTTACCCAGTGTATCAACCCAATAGCTAGATTCTTTATCTTCCCAATTATTAACTACATTAACCAATGTATCAGCATCGAACCCTTCTAACCAAGTTTTTAACTTGTCTACTGTAGCGGCTGTTGATTGCTTGTCGTAGTCGTTAGCAGGTTTAATAGCTTCTAGTTCTCGTATTTGATTAACTACATCAATTACTCGTCTAGCAAAGCCTGCCGAAGATGAAGTAGCATGAAACGTATTTAACTCAAACGTTGATGGGACAACGTAAGGTGCAGTATCAAATAATTTTTGATACGGATTAAGTGTGTTTGCTTTTTTTGTAGCCATAAAAAAATACCCCGATTTCTCAGGGTATTTATAGTAGTTTTTCTTATTATTAGTATGCGTAAGGCGTTGTTTGTCCGCCCATTCTAGAACTTAAACTAATTTGAGTTCCTGCCGCTTGTCC